TGGGCAGGCGATGCAAAGAGGGGGTGGAATTTTTCGAAACCCCCTCCCCCCCCTATCTTTAATTTTTTTTTTCTAAAACTTTTCTAAAACTTTTCTAATTAAAATTACTTTTGTTTTAGAATCTTACGATGAACTCCTGATACATTCTCTAAAACAATCTCATCAATTGCATCTTGAATAGCAATGACTTGATCAACATCAGATAGTTCATCACTAGTAGTAGTGATACGTGCCAGTAGGGCACAGGTATGGTGGCCGGATGCTACATCATAAGCATACCATTCCTTCCATTGTGTGAATGGACTGAATGGATTGTCAATAGTAGTAAGCATGTACTTACCAACACCATCCTTACTATCAGTACTTACTACATCATTAGCCATGAGCATCCTCCTTTCACTATAGACTATCCTTCAATGTGGTCAATGATACACCCAATGCAGAAGCCACCTCTGCCTGAGTAGCACCTCGTGCCAGCATAGCTTTAGCACGAGCAGTCTTACCTGATGTCATCAGTAGCTTACGCCTAGGAGTAGCGAGCTTACGTACCTCATCAACATCGGTGTTGTTTAGTATGTTCTCAAGCATGCTCTTAGAGATAGCGCTTGCTTGAATAGCCTGCCATTCAGACTGAGTAATCTCAATACGATGCTTCTTTGCACCAGCACGAGCACGACCTTGAGCTAATGCTTGTGACTCAAGCTTCTTGATGTCACTCTTATCAAGATGTGGATTGGCTGCCTTCTTCTGTGCGACCACCCCACTTGCATAGGTCTGGGCTTGTCTTTCACGAGGGGCGTTCTTTCTGGCCACGTTCAACTTAGAGTTAAGACTAGCCACCTCATTTGCATACACCTTCTTAGCGGAGGGGGAGGCAGGTATGGTCTCAATGTTAACCATCTCTTTACGTGCCCTGTTACCTAGAGCCTTCACGTTGTTCGAGTAGTCAGCATAGATGTTCTCTATGCGAGTACCTGAGGAGAGGGTACGTGCATCAGTAGCCTCATCCAACTTCCTTGACCTCTTGGTTACTGGTACTACCTTACCCTTCTTATTGACATACGTCTCACCTGTCTCTACATACACCCGCTTACCAGTAGCCTTGTCAATGGGGCCGTCGGTCCTTACATACGTACGCTCACCAGTAGCCTGGTCAATGGGCCCTTCTTCTTTAACACGCCGAGGCCTTCTTGCATTGACCTGTTGTGGAGACTTAGCACGAGAGATTAGTGTAGCTGCACCAGCATTAGTCCTACCTTGATACTTCTTCTTAAGAGCAGGGATACCATTATCCCTAGACGAACTCTTATAGTCCAGCACATGCTTCTCAGCATCAATGACTACCATTGAATGACGTACTGCTTGCGCAAGCTCAGAAGTAGTAGCTCCTATAATAGTCATGTCGGTGATTAAGTTTGAAATGTCACCCATCTGTTGCTGCATACCACCTTCATTGGGCTTCTTACCTTTATAGTCAACTTCCTTTGTCTTAGCGTTGTACTCACCACCGTCGACAGTACGCATTCCATCATACGCCTTGTATGATCCACGTGGATCAAAGTCCTTCAACCCCGACAAACCAGGAGTAGATTGAATGTCGGCCCGATTATTAGGTATAGCCAGAACCGTATCGCCATCGAAGTCAGCACCCGATAGCCTTTCGGCTACCTTAGTATGAATACCAATAGCATCACTAACATCTGTACCAAGAGTTTTCCTTGCTTCACGATTCCGATTGTTAACAGTAACCTGAGGAATCTCAAACTTACCACCATGAGGAAATCGTACCAAGGCAAGATGCGTACCATCATCAAACGATGGTGCATAAACCTCGTTTTCCTTAATGGACCTGATTGGAATCAAGACCTTAGTAGCCTGTCTTGGCATAGCTGCTGCCTTGAGATGAGTCGCTGCTGAATCAGCTCCATCAGCATAAGCTTCCAATAACTTCTTACGTACCACAGGATTGGTTAAGGAGGAGATCTCATCTAAGTCTTTAAGACGGCGATCATAGGTAAGATCTAATTGTGACTTAGCAAGAGCAGGACTTTGCTTAGAAAGAAACTGGCTAGGTAGGTTTCGTGACCAGTTATCCCAATCACCTTCGCCATCCCTTAATGGGTTGTGCTGCTCATTTACAATATTTAATGCAGATATAACCTTTCCATCATCATCTTTATACTGACGAACTATAGCGCCGAATGGAATATCCGGATCATCACCTTGCTTCTTAAATGCATCAAACTTATTACCAGTATCATCTTTATTGGTGTTGAACATAAGATCCACACCCACAGGAAGGTCATCCTTATAGACAGCCATACCCTTAAGATAATGCTTATCGCCCACAGCAATTCGAACTTGTGCATAATTTGAGCTACCCATACTAAGATCCTCTGGACCATGACGGACATAGATCATACCATCCGCTTCGCCACCACCATCCTCAGCATACCGAACACCTACTCGATTGGGAGAAATAGTAATCGGTGTCCTAAATCCTCCATCAAAGGTACGTCCACCATCATCGGATCGTTCTGTGATTGAACGAATATTATTAAGGTTCTCAACAATCTCACGACGTGTTACTCCAGGATTGGCTAGAACCTTACGATTTGTGAAATTACCAGTTCCCAGCTGCTTGACCTGAATATTGGTGTGGTAGGTGTATCCTTCTTCTACAAGACGAGCTACAGCTGTGTCAAACTTAGTTGAAGAAATCCCAATAGGAGCTCCCGGATTATCACCAAGAGGAAGATCGCGATAGACATCTACTCCCACATCAATATAACTCTTTTCCTCCACCTGTCGCTTAAGCATGTCCGATGTGGCTACGAGAATATCGGCCTTATCCTTCGCTCCAGGCTCCAAAAGAGCACGAACCGACGATTCATTAAGCTCCATTCGACGACCAATAGCACTATTTCCTACCCCCTTATCACGAAGACGCTGCGCCTCGTTAATCTGCTGCTGCTTCAACTCATTTCGAGCAATCGACTTAACGGCTCGAAGCTGATGGATAGTCATACCATATAGTTTAGCAATCGAAGCCTCAGACATACCCTCCTTACGATGATTGGCAATGATGCTAAGAAAGGAGTTGTTAACATTCCCACTAGATCCCCAAGGATAGCGTCCTGAGCGTCTTAAGATACCGTAGTGAGCAAGATACGTCTCCTCTGTCATCTTCATTACGGTACCTCCTTTCTCAGCTCATTAAGTATCTTGTCAAACATCTGGATCTTATCCATAATTCCTCTAATAAAACCGGGTGTACCAATATACTCTGTGCATTGCCCATCCTGATAGATGCGAAGCTCAATAGCACGAGTTTGATTAGGATCAATAGCATACTCAAGACAGAACAAAGCAGCATAAACCTCCAACTGATGTTCTGATACTCGAGTAGCTCCCGTTTTAAGATCCGAGATACGAAGTATCCTATACCGATAAGAGATAGCATCCACGGTACCAAAAGCATTCGGTGAGTAATATAACACCACCTCGGGACTCATCTTATACTGAATGCACTGATTTATGTACATACCAACCGTAGTTGTCTCATCATCCTGAAACTCATGTTCCTCAATAGCTATAGCGGCATATCGATGTTGCTCAATACCCTTAATTGCTGCCTGGAGAGTTTTGTAACGAAACTCAAGTTTCTGCTCGTCGTAGTTAATCCAGTGATATGTACTCGGAGATAAGAAAGCATGTTGCCCCTCAAGATGTGAATGCTTCTTGAAGCGCAAGCAACACCTCCTTCTCATTCTCAGGATAGACAAAAGCAGAAAACGACATATCGTCCATCAATCGTACATAAAACTCCTGATTAGGTTGACGTGGGGAAAACGCCGAAGCCTTTACCTCTAAAGTAGCCCAACGATCGTGCCACAAAAGAGCAAGATCCGGCATACCCTGAATATAAGCAGAATCGTTCTTAATGACAACACATCCTGGGAAACACCGTTTCAGTTTCCTAATCAGTTGACGCTGATATGCTGCCTCAGTCACGATTCTCCTTTCCAAATTTTAGAGAAAAAGAAGAGCGACATCCTACCCCTTCTATTATAATCCATGTTTACGATGCGGGGGGGTGTATTTTTCAACGATGAGGCCAATCAAACTCTTGCATGGTAGGAAAGACCTTATGTCCCATGATAAGAGCTCTTCGCAAATGCTCCTCAAGCAACCCAAATATAGTACAAACTTCCCACGTCCCATAATACACCAATCCACTTTCTAAATCTCGTATAGGTGTGGTGTTGTGATACTTGATTGCAAAGTCCCGTTGCTGATGATACTGATAGGAAAACCACCTAGGACGCCACGCCAAATTATCCACAGCACAATTCCAACGATCATAGTCTAAATTGATTGGTGTATTAAACTCCTCATAGATACTTTCTGGCTTAGGTAAATATGCTTCAGCTACCAATTTAGCTAAAGATCGCTGACGTTGCACACCATCCTTATCCTGTATACTAATACACACTATACCATGACCGTTCATGTGTGGTGTCATAATCCTCTCACTTACATAATTTCTAACTTTCCCATCAGTAGTTACCTCATACCAAGGGAACTCTTCAAATACGACCGAGTCGTTCATTCTTCACTCCTTCCTTGCACAAGGACGCTGCCTTGCGGAAGTCGCCAGCCTTGTGGTTGCCAATTTGCCAGACAAAGGGGGTCTAAAAAAGTCTTTACTTTTATGTACTTGGTGTATATACACCTTCTCTTCCAAAAGCTGAGAAAGTTTAGAAGAAAAGATTTGACTAATCTGTCTAAAATTCGTCCGCTATTTGCGACGTTTTAGCCACCGACTTGCCAATTACGTTTTTAGCTCTCCACTCTGAAACGACTTTTTCGCTTTCAAGCTTCGCCACACTGAGGCGTCTATTACCGCCTTTGACCGCATCGTATAGTAATATAAATCAGCAAAAGGGGTGTCCAAACGGTCAATTCTACCATGCGCTTGCTCCCAAAGCTTGTATGAATATGTTAAAGACCAGAAGATTACTACATTAGTTTCGATGCAATTCCACCCTTCTGCCCCAGCTATGTACTGAACTACATAAACCCACTTATCCGTCTTGGGAATCTCCTCATGACGATGCCCATTCCATTCGGCGTACCCAATATCATAGTCTTTGAGCTTCCGAATCATCTCCAATTCATAGTCGAAGTTGTAGAACACAATAGCCTTATCATGCTCTAGGAGTAGATCAACCAACTTAGACAGTCTTGAAGGGTGGCTGTTAACCACCTTCCTAGCTAGATGACAGAGCTCTCCTATCTCTTGTACTGGCTGGCTCTTCCACGGGTCCCAGCGCTCCTTCCAGACCTTGTTATAGAGCTCCTTATCATAGTCCATCCAGCACGTCACTGGGCGCCTCACAGTCTCTTTGTAATATGGCATCTTTACTAGAATCTGGTGCCGGTACTTAACCAGTCTTTGCACTCCGATATAGCGGTCGACCTTTGGAAACTTTGCATACGAGTTGTAGACAACATGCTCCCGCTTGAACTCTGTTCGGTTCTTGTAGAAGCCGTTAGCGATGAATACGGGAATATAATCCAGCCACGTATCACCTGGTGTAGCCGACAACATGATCCAGTTATTAGTCTTAGCCACTTTGAGAAAGCTCTTAACCCATTGACCAGAGCCGACCAGTCTCTGCTCGTCAAATATAAAGAACTGTCCAGCTACTGTTACATACTTATGGAGATTGTTCCAGCTGTCTACGACCAGCTTACCTTGTACACTGTGTTCTTTACCTACGCCATGCGCAGCGAACTCCCCATCCCAGTCCAGAGAGTCACGCTTCTTAGCCGTTGTAATCACTATGACCTGCTTTGGCGCCTCGTGCTTCATGTAATATGCTGCAGCCACTCGAGACTTACCTGAGCCAACTCCCCCCCAGAGGATGGAGCCATTAGATAGTTTACTCAAAGCTAATTCTTGATGTGCGTACATGCTTCACCTCCTGGTTTGCAAAAACTAAGAGCCCATGTAGGGCTCCTAGCTTATGAGGACTTGTGTTTGATGGTGGGCAGGGCGATGAGGTCGAACTCGTCCAGTCGGATCTCGTTGCGGTTGATCAGGTCACAGAGGTACACGAGCTCGGCATCGTACACTTCGTTGAGGTTCTTAACCTCGCGGTAGCGTCGAAGAAGCTTCTTCATGTAGATCTCTCGTGCCATGTTCTTGGCGACGTAGATACCGACGGCGATCTTAATCTCGGTCGTCATGGTACACCTTTCAATGGGGGTCTCATTATAAGCCATGTAATATCTGCGAAACTGAAAACCCGTGTGGGTCTTCAGCTTGAGGTTTACTTCTTGGTGTCGTGATCTAGTCTGTCTTGAACGATGGACAGGCAGGTCTCATCCGAGAGGTCGTAGTAGATCTCCGAATGG